TGTACTAATAGTTTTAATTTTTCACCATCATAACTATTATCACCAGTATTTTTCCAATCAATAGTAGTATCTAATCCCTGTAATTCTGGTAAGGTTTCATTAGTTGTAAGTTTACGTCTTGTAAATTTACTAGCTGGAACTCTATAAGCTAACTCTGTTTTAGGTCGATCCATACCATCTTGAATCGGTTTAAAAAAGAAAGGATAATTAACTGATATTGGTACAACTTTGTCTGTAAACATTGTTTTAGCGTCAGGACCAGATTTAGATAATATTCCATATCTTGAATCACTAGATATAGTAGCTAAGTTAACTACTTCTCCTGAAGCCATAAATGAAAAACCTGAACGTCTGTTTTTTAAATAACACATGCCATAGCATCTATTATCTGCTTTACATGCTTCCCAAAATATAAAGAATAATCTGTTTGATTCTCTAAAATCAGGTTTACCTACATCAATTTTACTCCATTGTAAATACATGTAATGAGTACCAGTAATATAAGTAGGTATATCATTATTGTAAAACCAAAACCCTTGTTCTCTACGATTAAACTCTGTATCTATATAATCATACCAAGTTTCTTTAAAATCTAAAGAATATTCTTCCCAATCAAATATTGTTTTTATTCTTTTTAATTCTTTAGGTAATTCAGCGTATTCAAATTTATTAGATTTAAATTTATGAATATTTTTTTCTTTAGGTAAAGCTATTTTAAGATTTTGTATTTCGTATATTTCACCTATTTCACCTGTTTTACTAATAACCACAACATCATGCTCAACATTATAACCATACTCCCATTTTTTATACCTATTATTTTTTTTAATAATTTTAGGTTTAATATGGTCATCTAATACTTTATATAAACTTTGTTGATACATTACTTAGATCTTCCTTCTGCAAAACCTTTAAATTCTTTAGGTTTTTTAGTTTCTTGTTCAAGTTTACCTTCTATAATATTTTCTTCTTCATTAATTTTAGATAAAATTTCAAAAGCATCAAATATAGCTAGTTTTTTTGTAGCAGCTGCATTTTTAAGTCTATCTGCAGAAATATCTGGTCCAAAATCTATAATAGGTTCTTTAGCAACTTTAATTAGTTCATCAACTGCTATGTGCCCAGCTTGGATTATATTCTTCTTTATTTTCTTTATATCCATAATTAATTACAATATCATTTGATTTCATACAATAAAGACGCATATCATCTATGAAAAATTCCCATTCAGCTCCTGGTTTAAAACCAATCAGGTCTCCTGAGTTAATATTAGATGCTTCTAAGTTATTATTACCTATTTTTAATATACCAACATAAGGTTCTTCTTTTCTATTTCTTAGATTATCAGAATTTTTTATTGGCATAACAAAGCATCTATCACCAAAACTTTTCCAAGTATCTTTATTTTTATATAAATATATTTGATCTATCGATGCAAAATATAAGTCGTTTTTAAAATATGAACGACTATTAACTTGATTACCTTGTATATTATAAAATCTTCTAAATATATTTTGATGAACTACTACGGTGTCACCTTTTTTTATGTTAGTAGTAATAGCCAACGGTGTAGATATTACTTCAGCAAATCTATTAACAAATTTCCAAGATTCAACTTTAGTATTTAAAATTAATTCTTTTTCACCTATTTTTTTACTATTAGTATATCTACCTTCTCCAATTGGCTTTACTATAAAATCATATAAACTATTCATTAATACTCTAAATCATATTCAATAGATATTGCCATGTTAGAATTAAATTTTTTCCAAGGTAATACCTCATTGTTTTTCTTTATATAAATATTATATGAATTATCTTTTTCATCAAAAAGTATATGAGATATTTCATGACCACCATATACTTGTTGACCTACAGAATAATGCATAGCTTCATTCTTATAATCAGCACCAATGCTGATTTTTCGTATCACACTACTCATTTTCTTCTTTTTCTTCTACTACTACTTCTTCAAAAGAACCGTCTTCTAAGTTAATATTAATAGATCCGTATTTATCTTCTAATACTTTTTTAAACTTTTCTTGATCTTGATTAACACCGGCTAATTCATGTAAAAAACCGTGTTTTTGAGATTCTACTAATCCAATATTAAATACTATATTGTTTAGTTTAGTTTGAAAATCTGTTACTGTTTCAAACTCTTTTTCTGTAAGTTTTGTTTTTCCTTCCATTTTATTTTATTTAATTTAATTATTCTATACTATAATTACTTGTTTTAAGTAATCTTTACTTTTTAAATATACTTGTTACCTTTTCACTACTTCGTCCACCAAAATAAGCTAAGACAACTGACATCATTATTTTTTCAAAAGTATCATTCCATAATTCATTTATATGAAATGGTAATGTTTCTATACTATCTAAAATACCTGCTAAAGAAAATATAACTATACACCATACTAAAACTAATGGACGCACGTTTTTACTCCACCACGAATCTGACATAGAATCTGCTTCCCATCTGGAAGTTATCGCTTCTATTTCTTTATTCTGTTGTTCGTAAATTATTTGTTGAAGTTTTATTTTATCGTCTGCAGGAGCATCGGATTTAGTTATAGCCTCTATAGCTTCTTTAGGAGATGTTACACCTTGTAATACATTGCCTAGCGTAGGATTTATTACAGATGCGGCGCCAAATAAAAGTTGGCCTACTGTAGTATCTTTGAATTTCTTTTTTGACATTTAATATTTTTCATATGGGTCGGTTTTGCTATAAGCTTCTGCTTCCCATGGTAAATTTTGAGCACCTTCTTTCATTTGCTCTCTTGAATATTTTTTACCTTTCCAATAAACAAAATCATCATCATAATCAAGATCACCTCTTTTCATTTGATCTATGTGAACCTTTTCATGTTCTATAACGCTTTGTTTTTCTTCTGGATCAGTTATTTTATCTGATACTAAAATAGTACCATTATTGTTTGCTTTTCCTAAAACACCTTCTTCTAAATCAGTATGATAAATTGGAGTATTATCTTCCATAAATGGAGGATTAATTTTAAAACCTTTACTTAATCTAAAAAACATATTATTGTTTATAAGGAAATTTTTTATTTAAATAGTCTTGTCTTTCTTGACAACCACAGGGTTTATTAAGACTGCCGGCAATATTTTGCACAACAGTCTTAATACCTGTTTTTTTAGTGAACTTAGCGATTGAATCGCCTAATCCTCTAGATTTCATACTTAAGCTACTGTAAAGCTTCTAAAGTATACTCTAAGTGCTGGGTCATATTTAGCCGTTGCACTTGCTGTGTCTTGTGGAGGAGTTACTGTAGACTTAACGCCACCTGGGTTAGCTGTAATTGCTCTTTGAATAGCAGCTTTCAACTTGTTTACATAGTCTGCTGAAGCAGGAACGTTGTTGTTAGGTGATTGACTCGCGCTTGGAGCATTTACTGCTACTAACATAGTTGCTGTAGTTGGTCCACCACCAGTTGAAAGATTTAATGTTGCTTTAATAGCACCATCATCTGGAGCGCCTGCAGCAGTTACTACAACTGATACATTTACAATACTATCTGCTAGTAGTAAATTATCTCCGTCCATTTGAGGAGCTGGAGTACCACCTTGTCCAGTAGTTACACCACCGTAAACTGGGAAATTAATCCATTTTGCCATGATTTTTGTTTTTAATTGTTATTGTTTATTGTTTATTGTTTTTTGGTTTTATACAGATCCATGACTGTTTTATATCTCTGAAAAATAAGTATATTGTTGATTTTCTATTTTTTTAAGTAAGTCTCCATCTCCGTCTAATATAGCTTCTTGTTTAGCTCTTATATAATTGTTATAACCTTCAGGATCTAAAGTTTGATGAGCAAAAGATCCTTTTTTTATTTTATCCATAGGATCTTCTTTCTTTTCTTCTCTAGATGCTTTAGTACCAAGTATACTTCCAGTGCTTGCAACATTTGCTTTTACCTTACTGCCTGCTGGAGCTACCGCACCTATTATCATGCTTCCAACTCTACCAGCTGTTTCACCAGCTTCTTTAAATGCTTCAGTTTCCGCTCTTACTGCTTTACTTGTATCATAAGCTTTTCTCCAGTCTTCTGGTTCAAAAGATTTCATACCAGGATCGCTAATTGTAGGTTGACCTACACCAGTACTAGTTATATAGCTAAATGGAGATCTATTATTAAAACCTACATTAAAACTATTTTTTTGGTTTAAAAAGTTTTGTCTAATCTTACCTATTAATTTCATGTTATTTATTTGCGTGATAACCTGCTAGTGATC